GTGTAAGCCCGGTCGCTCGCAACGCCGAAGCCCTCAGTGATTGTCATAAAGACACCCTGATTGCGCATCCACTCGCCGGGGTTGATACCCATGACTTCTCCGACCTGCTCTGCGTAATTTCGGGCTTCCTCTGCATACTGCCTCATGGACACATTGAACAGGTTGAGGTTTTCGATGTAGCTGTTTGAAGCGGTAATCCACCCGGCAATAACGCTCGTGATGGATTTCAGCCCAATGTAAGCCGCACTGATTTTTGCGGCAAGGTTCACATAGGATTTGCCCAGCACAGTGTTGCTTGCGGCAAGGTTCGTGTTCCCCTTGAGCAACCTCTGAATCTTGGCAGGAAAGGCAGAGAAACCAGCCGCCACCTTCTCCATCTGAGTGGCAAGAGGGGTGATAGCGGTAGCAACTCGGTTGCATTGGTCTGCGAAAGAATCAAGGTCAGTCTTTTTCAGCGATTCTGTAACAGTGTCGATCTGAGGAGCAATTTTTACGAGCTTATCCAGCCCGGAAGCCAGAGAATTGAACCCGGATTTTTGAACGCTCTCCAAAGGTTTGAGAGCGTCTACAAGCCCCTGCACCTGCTCCCTTGCAAGAGTAAGCCCGGTCAAACCAGAAACACTCTGACTGAATTTCTTCAAAGAGTTAGACAGTGCGCCAAGCCCAACGCCGCCCTTGCTTACAGGAGCGGTAGCGGCTTTCAACCGTCTCAGAGACTCGGAAAGTGCGTCTATCCCGCCAACGGCAGATGTAGAATTAGATTGTATTTCAAGCTCCAACTGCTCGATTGTGGTAGACATAATGCTCACTTCCCTTCAAACTTTTTATTGTGGCTTGCCATGAATCCTTCCATCAGTTTCTTACCCTTGTCGTACACCCCCTTGGCGTGTTCCTCCTCTCGGAGTTCAATTTGTTTCTCAGTGAGCGCATAGGCTTCTGAGAGGTACGGAACAGGCTTTGCGCCCTTTTTGGCAAAAGCGTGTAGGATTGGGGACACCCGGCACAAAGCGTCATAGAAATATGCGCCTTGTAGCCACATTTCCTGATTTCTGCGATTCATTCTGAGTTCTTCCGCTTTACGGTACGCCGCCACAAGCGTACAATCTTTATCCCAATACTGCTCCTCGGTCATGCCGAAGGACAGGTAATGGGGAAACAACTCGTTGAATTTTTCCGTGTAAGTGGAGAGGGGAGCAGTGGCAGAACTACCACCACTCCCCTCAGTGGAGGACAGCGATTCACTTACCAAGTCGCTGTCCAGTCCAAGTTTCCCTCGGCTTCCTCTGGCTCCTCTACCAGAGTCAGAATCGGCTCGTTATACATTTCAGCGAGCTTGCCGATCAGGTCTTCTTTCTTGGTAAGTTTGGAATAGATGTTGTCAATGATGTCGCTCTTGACGAAACGATGATGGGCAAGGAACGCACCTGCAAACAGCGCAGGGAGAGTAGTCATAGGCTTCTCGGTGATGTCAGAAGCGATAAAGCCATTCTTCTCCATTTCCGCAACCGTTCTGCGGGTAAATTCCAGCGTGTAATCCTTACCGTCATAGGTGAAATGCAACTGTTTTGCCATTTGTCTGTCCTCCTGTTAAATCTTAGTTATTAGTCCTCAGCCGCAGTGATGGGAGTGGACGGAGCAATAGTGATAGTCATGTCCACGACTTCGTTGACACCGCCGCCAACCGGGAATACGGAGAGTTGACCCTTGAACTCAAATTTACCGTCAGAGCCGGTGGGGGTAAGAGTGTTACCCTCGCCAGTACCGCCAAACCAAACGGCAAAGTCGATTTCCTGACCTTCAAGAGCTTTCAGCTTGGTAAAGTCCACTTTGGTGTAGTTCGCCGTGAACTCAAGGGCGTCGAGAGACTGAACACCCGGAATATAGGTCTGCATATTGTCAGACAGGGTAGTGGTTTCCAGCATTTCAGGTGCGCCGCCGAGATCAGGAAATTCTTTAATGTCAATCAATTTCTCGTAAGTATCACCCTCACTGGACTTCTTCATAAGGAAAATCTTGTAAGTAGAAATCGCCATAATTCATTACCTCCTGTAAATTGTTTCTTCTTTAGAAATCACAGCCCGGTATCGACCGAGCATACGATAAATGGTCGCATTGTCTTGATTGGGGACAGGCTCAAGCATGGTGCGGGTGAAGTTCAACCCCATCAGGATTTCGTCTATGAAAGCGGCGATTTCCTTGCACTCGGCCTTTTTCCCCTTCGTGCGGTTGGAGTAGACATTCAGCTCATACATGACCGCCACATGATTTTCCTTGCCCTCTGCGGTCTGTGTGTTGCGGAAGGTAGCGTTGTCCACCTCCACGAGAGAAACACAGGGGAAGGACGGTGGCGTTTTCACATATTCGCCAGTCATGAAGATGTCTGGGTACTGTTCTCGCACCTGTGCCGACACTTCGTTGAAAATCTCGTTCTCCATGTCGATCATCCGAACACCTCCTTTGCAATCCCCGCAATCTCGTCACAGACGGTTTTCAGTGCGTTGTACATGGGCATGATAGCGGGTGTACCATGTGTCAGACGAAGCTCACCGTCTTCATAGAAGCCCCATGTCTGACGCTTGCCCATACCCTTTCCATACCCGCCGATGGTGAAACCAAGCTCAGAGCCTTTCGGGTGAGGGGAACTCCCGGCTGAACCGTTGTGATACACACCTGCGCCAAACTCCACCCAAACAGCGTCCTCGCCAGCGGCGATAACGATTGAGATATTCTCCCGTTCATCAATGGAAACTTGTACCTCGGCTGTCTTTGCGCCGCCGCTCTCATTGGTGAGATCGTCTACAATCGCACCGTTGAAGCCGCTTTGCGCAAGACTTCCAATCCTTTCGGCAACCCTTGTGCGAAGAAGCTCCGTTTTGCGAAGGATTTCCCGCTTGTACATTTCAAGCTCTCTGATAGCCCGGTCAATGTCTTTCTCAGACAGACTGATACGAATAACCTTTTTGCCCATTACGATACACTCACCTTGCTTATCGCCAGCGACACCACATTCAAGCTCTTGGCAACCTTTTTCACGATGTAGTCATGGGGAGTGATAACCTCGCCCTTTTCATTCACCGCCAGATTGCCCTCCTCGTCCATTTGTGGTGTGCGGTCAACCCAGAGCACAGTGTATTCGTCAATCGGAGGAGCGTCACAGTCCATGACAATCACCTTGTCGTAGGACTCGTTTTCTCCAAACTGTCGGGTCTGTGTTTCGCCTTTCGCCGCCGAAATGTTGGCGAAAAACTCTGTAGGCTTGCCACGGTGGATGTCGTATTCGCCGGTCACATTTCCATAATCGTCTGTGATAGGAGTTTTACCCTCATACAGGGCATAGAAGAATCGGGCTTTATTTCTGCTCATACACTTCATCAAATCACCCCGCAATATGGAACGACCGCTTTCAACATGGAGGAGGGGACATCACCGTTCTCATAACTCCTCGATACGCCGTTCTCCGAGTGAGAGGTCTGTCCCTCGGCTCCCCGCTTATTCAGCATATACGCCGCAATCTCCACTTGGAGGTAGGCGTACTGTGCCGGGACTTCGGTTGCATCGTTCTGGTACGGATAGGCTTTCGCAAGAACCTTTCTTCCCGCAAGAGTGAGGTAGGTGGACAACACTTCGTCAGGGTCAGAACTTCCTACTATGGCCTTGAGAGCGGTCAGCTTTTCTTCCTGCGTCATGCTGTCTCACCTTCCTTTCATTCGTTAGTTTCCGAGGTCTCCTCGGTGGTGTCCTTCTCAGGTTCACCCTCGGTGGAATCGCCGGGGGTCTCCTCGGTGGTGTCCTTCACGATGAACACCCGGTTAAGCGGGTTTTTACCCTCCGCAAGCTCTTTGATACGAGCCTTGGTGGGCTTGTACCCCTCCACAGGGTACATATCACCTTCCTGATAGAGGTGTTCATCGTTTTTCAAATCCCGAAACGGGCTGATTACTCGATACATTTTCTGTCCTCCTTATACTGCGATTACACGCCGGGGGTGACAGTAATCTTAACTGCCTTGGTAGCGTCCGTCAGAGCCGCAAGATAGTACTTACGGGAGAAAATGGTGTTCAGACGGGTGTTTGCCGCAGTCTCGGAACGGCTGTTGGCAGTAATCTGCTCGACCTCAACACCCTTCTTGTTAAACAGAGTGACCGCTTCCTTAGTACCGATGATGATAGTACCAGCCACTGCGTCCTTCTTGGTGTACAGGTTGACACCTGCCACAGTACCGACATAACCATTACGAGCGAAGGACTCAACATACTTGAGGTCTTCGTTCAGAGCCTTACGAATTGCCGCCATATCAGCCGCATTGACGAAACCAAAGATGTTCACGCCCTCAATCTGCTCAAGGTTCAGCTTGGCTACAGCGTCAGCAAAAGTGCCAAAGCCGTAAGTCTTCGCTTCAACAGCAAGAGTAGCATTGTTGAACTCTGCGAAGATGTCCTTGTTGACGGTGTTGAACATATCCGTACCCATATGGCGAACGCCGACAGGAATGAGCATGGGGTCAGTCATGGCCTGTTCGTCATAGTACTCGAAGCGGTTCTGAGCAAGCAGAATCTTGTACTCCTCCGGGGTATAAGTGACCTCAATGGACTTGGTATTACCCTTGGTCATTTCCAGCTTTTCAGTGCCATCGGTGGCCTTGTAGACATTGATCTTGCGAATCATGCCGGCCTGTCCCACAAGAGAGTTGTCCACAGTGCAAAACTGTTGCAGATCAAGGTGGGAATTGTACTGGTCTTCAATCTCATTGGAGAGATAGAAGTTATCATAAATCTTATGCGCCATTACTCTTTACCTCCATAAAGTTCTTTGTATTCCTCCGGGTGTTCCTCAGAGAACTTGTGACGCTCCATCGGGTCGAGTTTTCGGAACTTTTCGAGCGTCATGGTCTTGGAATCCCCATCGGGAGTAGGTTTCGGTGTATTCTTGAGAGCTTCCGCACGAACCTTTTTCTCAAAAGAAGTCAAGTGCTTCTGCTGATTGGCAAACACCTTTTCAGAATCGCCGTCTGCCATAGCTTCTGCCGTTTCATCGGCAAGTGCTTCTTCATAGCCGAGAGCAACCAGCTTCGCCTTGTTCTTGGCGATAACAGACTCACGCAGGAGCTTGTCGTACTTGCTTTGAAGTTCTTCTCGCTCCTCCTGTTCCTTCTGCTTTTTCTGCTCGTCCTCGGTCATTTTCTCCCGGAGCTGTTTCTTATACCCAGCGGCTTCGCTGTTGCTCTTGGAGAGGGCATTTTTCAGCCTTTCAATTTCAGCGGAATGGTCTTCCGGGACAGTTACCTTTTCCAAAGCGGCTTCGACCTCTTCAAAGGCCATACCCTCTTTGTAAGCGTCCCCAAGCACTTCTTTAAGATTCATACTGATTTC